TCCCGCAAGCGAGGTGAGGTGTTCGAAATCACGAACGCCAAGCACCTCGAAAAGATGATCGAGAAGGGCCTCGTGGCCAAGGTCGACGCAGCCCAGCCCAAGGGAAACTCCAAGCCCAGCACTGTTGGCAGCGGCGCGTCGCTGGTGTCGGGGAGCGCCTCCGATACGGTGTCGAAGGTCAAGGAGACAAAGGGCCTCGAACTGCTCAAGGAAATGCAGGCAGCCGAGCTGGCGAAGGGTGAGGGCGCCCGCAAGACTGTGCTAGAGGCTCTTGAGGCCGCCATCGCAGCCGCTGAAACCGCCCGGGCCTGAGCCGTGGATTTGGTGAGCATCGAGCAGGCCCGGCAGCACTGCCGGGCCGATAGCGAAGACGACGCCCTGCTGACCGTCTATGCCGACGCAGCGGAGCAAGCGGCGCAGGACTTCCTCAATCGACGCGTCTACAAGGACGCGGATGCGCTCGCCGAGGCCGTGCTGGACGACAGCGCTGGCATTGACCCAATCGTCACCAACCCATCAATCACCGCGGCGGTGCTGCTCATCACCGGGCACCTGTACCGCAACCGCGAGGCCGTGGCCGGCGAAACCGCCAACCAACTGCCCATGGGGGCCCACTCCCTGCTTTGGCCGCACCGGGTAGGCCTAGGCGTATGAGCTTGGCCGCCGGCAAGCTCCGCCACCGCATCCGCATCGAGCGCCAGGTGGTCTCGCGCGACGCAGACGGCGTTCAGCAGATCACCTGGGAGCCGGTGCACGCTGACACGCTGGCCGCAGCAATCGAGCCGCTGTCCGCCCGCGAGTTTCAGGCCGCCGGCGCAGCGCAGTCTCAGGTCACTGCCCGTATTACGGTCCGGTATCGCCCAGGTCTGGCAGCCAGCATGCGCGCGGTGCATGTGCGCGACGGCGCCGATGGCGCCATCTACAACATCCAGGGCGTGCTCGCTGACCGAGACAGCGGCCTGGAGTACCTGACCCTGCCGGTGAGCGAAGGGACGAACGACGGCCAATGAAAGTCGAGATGAACCTGCAGGGCGTCGATCACGTGCTGACCACCCTTCGCTCGCTGCCCGCCGAGATCGTGAGCAAGCGCGGCGGACCGGTGAAGCTGGCCCTGGCCAAGGGCGCGCGGTTCCTCCGTGACGCCGAGAAGGCCAATCTGCGGGCGGTGATCCGCCCCGAGGACGAGTCCAGCACCGGCCTGCTGGAGAAGAACATCATCGCCAGCCGCGGCAAGGCGCCGACCGGCACGAAGGGCGAGCGCTACCTGGTGCGCGTCAAGCGCGGGCCGTACCCGAAGCGGGAAGGGGAGCGGACGGTGACCACGCTCAAGACCGCAAACCTGATGGAATACGGGTCCGTCCACCAGCCGCCGCGGTCCTTCATCAGGCGCACGGTCGCCGAGAAGGGCGCGCAGGCCATCACCGTGGTCACCACCGAGCTTAGCCGCCGCATCGACCTGGTGATCAAGAAGCTGGCCAAGGGGAGCGCACGCTGATGTTTCCGCCGGTCTTCCGGACGCTGAGCACGCCTGCGGTGGTCGAGATAGTGGGCAACCGCATTGGCCGCCATGGTGAGGTGCCGCAGGAAACTGCCAGGCCCTACATCACTTGGTCGATCATCACCGGCCAACCGTATGACCACCTTAGCGGCGCACCGCGCGGCGACTTCGACACGGTGCAGATCGACTGCTGGCACGCCACGGACGCCGGGATCGAACAGCTCGCCCTGGCAGTCCGCGACGCCCTGGACAGCGCCGGCCACGCCAACCGTGTGCGCCTCAACAACCGCGACGCCACCACCAAGCTCTATAGGGTCGGCATCGACGCCGACTTCATCACGAATCGGTGAGCTGACCTCGCCGCTACCCCTGCCGCCTCCGGGCGGCTTTTTCATTTCTGGAGACTGCAAACATGACCGAGGGCGTCGTAAAGACCCAGGGTTCGGAGCTCTTCACCGTGGATCGGCTGACCGACGTCGACGCCCCCGCGGTCCTCAAGTTCGAGTGCCCGACGGGCATCACCGGCTTGGGCGGTGCTCGCGACCAGATCGAGACCACCTGCCTGGACACCACCGGAGACAAGGAATACGCCGCCGGCCTGGGCAACGCCGGCCAGGTGTCGGTCCCGTTCAACTTCATCCCGCGCAGCAACGGCCACCAGATCCTGTTCGACCTGAAGGAGTCGGGCGACACGCTGCCGTGGCTGATCGGCCTGTCCGACGGCACCGCCGCGCCCACGCTGGGCGTCAACGATGTGCTGACGCCGCCGGCATCGCCCAACCGCACTTCGCTGGCCTTCAACGCCTACGTGGCTGACGTGAACATCGACATCGCCACCAACGAGATCGTGCGCGGCACCCTGACCCTTCAGCGCAGCGGCGCGGTGGTCCCGCACTGGAACGGGCCGTACTCGGCGTAAGAACGGCTCTCTCCGACGACTTTGGGGTGCCCGGCTCTGCGGTGTTTAGCCGTGCCGCATCCGGCCCCCGCCTTTTTCTGGAACGGCTGAATCATGGACAAGACCAAGTTTCTGGTGAGCGCGGCACCGATCGCGCTCGAGGTTGAGCTGCCTGATGGCAGCAAGGAGCTGTGCTACTTCAAGCAGGCCAGCGCAGGCGAGTTCCGCCGCTGGCGCATGGCCGAGGAGTCGCCGGACGAGAACGAGCGGCTATTCGCCATGCAGATGCTCATCGCGGCAAGCCTGTGGGACGTGGACCAGAAGAAGCTGGCCATGACCAAGGAAGAGGCGACCAACCTCACGGTGCAGGGCGTCAACGCGCTGTTCCCGCACGTGCTGGCCGTGGCCGGCGTGGAGCGTGACGCAAAAAAGCCCTCTCCCGGCGAGGAGAGGACTGGTTCCGATACACGCTCGCTCTCGCCCTCGGAAAGTCCGTAGAGGAGATCGACCAGCTCTCAGAGGCTGAGCTGGTGGGCTGGCGCGAGTACTACAAGCTCTACCCGTTCGATGACCGCCACCGCTTCTACCGGCCCGCGGCGCTGATCTCGGCCAGCCTGGGCGGCGGCAAGCTCGAGGACCGCCTCGAGTATCTCCAGCCCGAGCCGACCGCCTGGGACCTCACCAGCGCGGACAAGAACATCTTCGCCGCATTCGGCATCACCCCTCCCCGGAGTTAGGCCATGGCAACTGCCGGCAGCATCGTCATCGATCTGCTCATGAAGACCGGCGCGTTCGAGACGGACACTCAGCGCGCCGAGCGTTCGATGAAGCGGCTGCAGCAGACGGCCTACAAAGCCGGCGAGGCCATCGGCAGCACCTTCCGCGGTGCCGGCATCCTGATGGCCACCGGTCTGGCGGCGGGCGGCGCCGCCGCGGTGTCCTGGACGCGCGACGTGATCCAGCTGGGCAACGAGATCGACAAGCTCTCGAAGCTGGCCGGCACATCGTCCACCGTGTTCCAGGGCCTGGCCGCCGGCGCCAACACCGTCGGCATCAGTCAGGAGAAGCTGGCCGACATCTACAAGGACACCCAGGACAAGGTCGGCGACTTCCTCCAGACCGGGGGTGGTCCCCTGCAGGACTTCTTCAACAACATCGCGCCGAAAGTGGGGGTGACGGCCGACCAGTTCCGCAAGCTGTCAGGCCCCGAGGCCCTCGGCGCCTACTTTGACGCCTTGGTGAAAGCCGGCGTCAGCCAGAACGAGCTGATCTTCTTCATGGAGGCCATTGCCTCCGACAGCAGCATGCTGATTCCGCTGCTCAAGGACAACTCTGCCGGTTTCCGTGACTGGGCGACGGAGGCCGAGCGGCTCGGCGCCGTCATTGGTAACGACACCACGGCGAAGATGAAGGAGCTGCGCGAGGAGTCAGCCCGCATTGAGCTCGCTTTCCAGGGCCTGAAGGTTGAGGTCGCCGAGCAGCTGCTGCCGGCGATGGGCAATCTGGTCGAGATCATCGGCAGCGAGAGCACTGGAAAGGCCTTCGGAACGATGATCGGCTGGGTGGGCAGCCTGACCGCCGAAATGGTCAAGAGCACGACCATCGTCGTGAACTGGATCGACCGCATGATGGAGTTGCGGGATCTGAACCAGGGCGGCGCGCTTTCCGGCGCGTCCAACGACGCTCTGAGCGAGCGGATGGCGGACATCCAGCAGCTGATCAATGCCGAGAAGCGGAACACTTCCGGCTTTCTCGGCCTGCCGTTGACGGATGGCCAGGAGGAGGCCAGGCAGAAGCGCATTCTCGACCTGGAGACAAAGCGCCGCGACATCCAGCGCGAGATGACCAAGCGCATCAGGGACGACAACAAGGCCGCCTATGACCAGATGAAGGCCAACACTCTGGCCACCGGAAGCAACCCGGCGCCGGGAACGTTCAGGACCAAGGTGGTCGACGAGGATGCCAAGAAGGCAGCAGAGCAGCTGGCCAACTCCTACAAGTCGGCGAACGATCAGCTGGAGCGACAGATCGCGCTGTACGGGGTGAGCTCGGAACTGGCCGAGGTGAACTACGAGATCCAGAACGGCGGCCTCAAGGGCCTTGATGCGAACCTCCAGTCGGTGATTCGGGCCAATGCCTCGCTGCTGGACATCATGGAGGCCATGTCCGAGGTCGATGCCTACCAGCAGGAGGACGCAGACAAGTTCGCCGCGGCTTTCGAAGGCATGTTCGGAGGCGACGAGGGCACCGAGGAAATCAAGAAGCAGCTCGACGGGATCTCGCTCTACGCGGATCAGGCTGCGCGCAACATGCAGGACTCGTTCGCCGACTTCCTGTTCGATCCCTTTGCTGAAGGCCTAGGCGGCATGGTGAAAGGCTTCGCCGAGTCCATCCAGCGCATGCTCGCTGAGGCCGGTTCATCGCAGTTCTTCGAATTGCTCGGGAGCTGGGCCACCAGCTACAGCGGAAGCGGATCCGGATGGATCAACGCCATCGGCGGTGCCCTCAGCGGTGGCCGCGCCGGCGGCGGCAGCGTGGCCGGTTCGGGGATGTATCGCGTCGGCGAGGGCAACCGGCCGGAACTGCTACACCAAGGCGGCAAGTCGTACCTCTTGCCGGGCGAGGCCGGGCGCATCGAGCCCATCACGGTCGGGCGCTCCTACGACAACAGCGGCGGCGGAGCTGCGCAGATCAACGTGGTCACCAACGTGACCGTTTCCGACAGCGGCACCCAGTCGCAGAGCAACGGCAGCAACGACGCAGGCGCGCGACAGCTCAGCAACATGATGAAGTCCGCTGTCGTGGAAGTGATGCAGCAGCAGATGCGGCCGGGCGGCATGTTCGCGCCGGGTAGGGGGATGAATGCCTGACGTCTTCACTTGGAGCGTCCGCACTGACGTCCAGGGCCAGGGCTCCTTCGCGGTGCAGGAAGCGCGATTCGGTGATGGCTACCGCCAGACAGTCGGCGATGGCCTCAACAACGAGTCCCAGACCTGGCCGGTGTCATTGGTCGGGAGAGAGGCATACATCAGGCCGGTGCTTGAGTTTCTGCGGGCGCGGAAGGGGGCGATTTCCTTCTACTGGACGCCGCCGCTCGGCGAACAGGGCTTCTACCTGTGCACCGCCTACACGATCAATGCGCACGGCGCCGGGGTCTACACCCTGACCGCCACCTTCGAACAAACCTTCCAGCCATAAGAGAGACCCATGGCAAGACAGATCGTTGACCTCGACACCCCGCAGCCGAATGGGCAGAGCGGTGATGCGCCGCGAACTGCATTCACTAAGATCAACGACAACTTCGCTGAGCTGTATGACCGGCCGCTCCCGCAGAACCTCAACCTGCTGCTTAACCCCGAAGGCACCGTCAATCAGCGTAGCTTCGGAGGCGGTGCCCTGGCGGCGGGCGTGTATGGATACGATGGCTGGAAGGGTGGCTCAGGTGGTTGCAACGTAAGCATCGCCAGTGGCGTGCTTACGCTTAATAGCGGCAACCTCGTCCAGGTCCTGGACGGCTTCAACGTCGCCGGCAAGACGTTGACGCTCAGCGTGACGTCACCATCTGCGCAAATCGGTGTCAGCGTTGGCGGCGTGTCCGGTGTGATTCCGGCGGGGGCTGGCCGGCAGGCTGTGACACTGACCTTGCCTGGGAATGCCACGGGCAATCAGACGCTGCAGCTCAGTGGTACAGGCGCCAGCCTGGCCGAACTGAAATTGGAAGTTGGCAGTGCTGCATCTGCCTTTGCACGCCGGCCGCCCCAGCAGGAACTGGCGCTTTGCCAGCGATGGGCCGAACTGATTTCCGGCATCGAGATTCGAGCGGCTGCCTTCAACGCTGTGGACATCATGTTCGGGGTGGATTTCAAGGTGACAAAGCGAGCCAACCCAGCGCTGAGTGTCCTTGGTCAAGGAACCTGGCTTGGCTCAGGCACGACTGGCAACACGAGCACGATCGTTCTAAGCGGCCCTTCGCCATGGGGCTTCAGAGGTGACGTGACAGCGTTCACTGGCAGCGTGACGCCAGGCTATGCCTACGACATTCGTGGCGCCTCCTTCTTCGCCGACGCGAGTCCCTGAAATGTATCGACTGACACCCGACGAAGATGTTGTCCTGCGCGTCCAGGACTCCACGTACGTTCCCCGCGGCCACCGCTGGTGGGATGACTATCAGCAGTGGCTCGCAGCTGGCGGCGTGCCCGAGGGCGTCGAGGATCCGCGCAGCCTCGAAGAGCTGCGCCAGGGCCTGCTCGTGGCGGCGACCGAGCGCCGGTGGAGGTGCGAAACAGGCGGTGTGACCATCAGCGGTGTGCAGGTGGGCACGACCACGGAGGACCAGAACCGCATCAGTTCGGTCCTCGCCGCGGCGAGTCTTGGCACGTTTCAGAGCGTGGACTTCAAGGCGCAGAACGGCTGGGTCACGCTCACGCTGGCTGAGATCCAGGGCATCGCCGCGGCGATCAGCGAACACGTGCAGGCGTGCTTCACAGCTGAGCGCGCGCACCACGAGGCGATCGCGGCGCTGGAGAACATCGAGGCCGTGCAAGCCTACGACGTCGAGCAGGGCTGGCCAGCATGACGATCTACTCCGACATCCAGACACTGGAGCCGGGAAATCGCGTGGTGGTGTTCGAGCTGGACGCCACCAGCCTGGGCGCGGACCAGCTGTTCTTCCACGCGCACCTGCAGGAAGGGTCGATCATCTGGCAGGGCACCGAGTACAGCTCTTGGCCGATCGAGGCCACCGGCTTCGAGCGCACCAGCGATCAGCCGCCGAACCCACGGCTGCGCGTAGGCAACGTGGACGGCACGATCACCGCCATGTGCCTGCTCTTTGATGACCTGGTGGGCGCGCGGCTTGTCCGGCGGCAGACGCTGGCCAAGTACCTCGACGCCGCCAACTTTCCGGGCGGGAACCCGACGGCTGACCCAGACGAACACTTTCCTGACGAGATCTGGTTCATCGAGCGCAAGGTCTCCGAGGACAAGGAGGTCGTTGAGTTCGAGCTGGCCACCGCGGCGGACCTCAACGGCGAGCAGTTGCCGGGCCGGCAGATCCTAGCCGGCAACTGCAGCTGGATCATCCGGGGCGGCTATCGAGGCCCCTATTGCGGCTACAACGGCCCGCCGGTCGCCGACATCAACGACCAGCCGACCAGCGACCCGAGTCTGGACGTCTGCGGCGGCCGGCTGGCCAGCTGCAAGCTGCGATTCGGCGAGAACCAACCCCTGAACTTCGGCGGCTTCCCGGCTGCCGGTCTCCTCCGGACCTGATGCCCATGCGAGCGGACACACTGCGTGCTATCCAAGCGCACGCCGGCGAAGCCTACCCGAAGGAATCGTGCGGCCTCATTGTGGCCACGGTCGCCGGAGAGCAGTACCTGCGCTGCGCCAACAAGGCATCCACGGCGAGCGAGCACTTCGTCATTGCGGCGGAGGACTACGCTGCGGCCGAGGACCAGGGCGAAATTCTGGCCGTCGTGCACAGCCACCCTGACGCGCCGGCCACGCCCTCGGATGGAGACCGTGTGCTGTGCGAAGCCAGCGGCCTGCCGTGGCACATCCTGAGCGTGGGGCAGGTCGACGGGCAGCCGGAGTTCGGCGCGCTGCTGACGATCACGCCGGAGGGCTACCGCGCACCGCTGGTGGGCCGGCAGTTCCAGCACGGCGTGCTCGACTGCTACACCCTGGTGCGGGACTTCTTCGCCTGGGAGTTGGGCGTGCAGCTGGGCGACTACCAGCGCGACGACGACTGGTGGCTGCACGGCGGCGATCTCTACGCTGACAACTTCGCGAAGGAGGGCTTTTCGGTCGTGACCGACGAGCCGCGTCGCGGTGACCTGTTCCTGATGCAGATCCGCTCGCCTGCCATGAACCATGCCGGCATCTACCTGGGCGACGGGCAGATGCTGCACCACCTGCAGGGCCGACTGTCCGAGCGCGTGCCCTACGGCGGCTACTGGGCCGAGCGCACGCAGCTGATCATCCGGCACAAGGAGCTGGCATGAGCGACAAGCTTCGCACCGTCCGTCTCTACGGCAACCTGGGCGCGCGCTTCGGCCGCGAGTTCCAGCTTGCAGTGAGCAGCACCGCTGAGGCCGTGCGCGCCCTGAGCGTCCAGCTACCTGGCTTCGGCCGCTTCCTCATGGAGTCAAAGGACAAGGGCATGGCTTTCGCCGTGTTCAACGGCAAGCGCAACCTGTCCAAGGAACAGCTCGACGACCCAGTTGGCGATGACATGATCCGCATCGCGCCGGTGCTGCAGGGCTCCAAGCGTGGCGGCGTGCTACAGACCATCGTTGGCGCGGTGCTGATCGTCGCGGGTGTGGTTCTTGCCACCACTCCCTTCGGCGCCCCGCTCGTGAATCTCGGCGTTGCGATGGTCGTTGGCGGGGTCGTGCAGATGCTCAGCCCGCAACCCAAGGGCCTCGGCACGCAGGAGCGGCCTGAAAACCGCCCTAGCTACTCCTTCAATGGCCCTGTGAACGTGCAGGCCCAAGGCAACCCCGTGCCGGTGGGTTACGGCGAGTGCTGGGCCGGCTCAGCCGTCGTGAGCGGCGGCATCTACGCCGAGGACCAGGCCTAATGGGTGGCAAGAGCGCAGGAAGTGCGCGGACCCCGCGCGAGGCGGCCGACAGCCTTCACAGTATCGCCTACGCCAAGATCATCGACCTCGTCAGCGAGGGCGAGGTGGTCGGCTTGGTGGATGGCCTTCGCTCGGTCTACCTCGACGGCACGCCGCTGCAGGGCCAGGACGGCACCCTGAATTTTCAGGACGTGCGGGTACAGACGCGCGCTGGCACTCAAGCCCAGGATCCGCTGGTCGGCTTCCCGAGCGTTGAGAACGAGGTCACCGTTGGCGTCGAGCTGACCAGCGATGCGCCCGTGGTGCGCACGGTCTCCAACAGCGAGCTAACGGCCGTGCGCGTGCGCATCGGCGTGCCAGCGCTGTCCAAGACCGACACCAGCAACGGCGACATCAACGGCTATCGCATCGGCTACGCGATCGATATCGCCACCGACGGCGGTGCCTACAGCACTGTGCTGACCGACTACATCGCCGGCAAGACCACGACACTCTACGAGCGCAGCCGGCGCGTGGAGCTACCGCCCGGCAGCCAATGGCAGGTGCGCGTCCGCCGCCTGACGCCTAACCAGAACAGCGGCACGATTGCCGATCGCATCTACGTGCAGTCGCTGACCGAGATCATCGACGCCAAGCTGCGCTACCCGAACAGCGCGCTCGTCGCGGTGGAGGTGGACGCCAGCCAGTTCCAGAGCATCCCCACGCGCGCCTACTACGGCCGCTGGCGCATCATCCAGGCGCCGAGTAACTACGACCCCGAGTCGCGCACCTACAGCGGCATCTGGAACGGCACCTTCAAGTCGGCCTGGACGAACAACCCGGCGTGGGTGTTCTACGACATCGTCACCAATGACCGCTTCGGCCTGGGCCACCGCATCCCTGCAGCCTATGTCGACCGGTGGAAGCTGTACCAGATCGCCCAGTATTGCGACCAGATGGTCAGCGACGGGCTGGGTGGGCTGGAGCCGCGGTTCGTGTGCAACGTCTACCTTCAGACCCGGCAGGATGCCTTCAAGCTGCTGCAGGACCTGGCGTCTGTGTTCCGCGGCATCAGCTATTACGCTGTGGGCCAGGTCATCGCCTCGGCGGACATGCCGACCGATCCGGTCTACGCCTACACCCAGGCCAACGTCATCGACGGCCGGTTCACCTATGCTGGTAGCGCGCGCAAGACCAGGCACACCGTGGCGTTGGTCTCCTGGAACGACCCGACGGACTTCGGCCGGGCCAAGGTCGAGCCGGTGGAGTACCGCGCTGGCATCGCGCGCTACGGGATCCAGCAGACCGAGGTCACCGCCTTCGGCTGCACCTCGCTCGCGCAGGCCCAGCGCATCGGGCTGCACATCCTGCTGACCGAGAACCTGGAGACCGAGACGGTCCAGTTCGGCGTAGGGCTGGAGGGCACGGTGACCCAGCCGGGCGACATCATCCAGATCGCAGACCCGAACCGGGCGGGGCGGCGCAACGGCGGCCGCATCAGCTCGGTGACGAACAACCGCACCGTTGTTCTCGATAAAGCGCCCGCAGAGCTCGCGGTCGGCGACACCATCAGGGTTCTGACGCCTGGCGGCCGCAGCGAGGCCCGCACAATCTCCAGTGTGCAGGGGCGCTCCGTCACTGTGTCGGCGCCGTGGACGGCCGTGCCCCGCGCGCAGTCCGTGTGGTCTGTGGAGAGCGCAGATCTGGCCTTACAGACCTTCCGCGTGCTGTCGGTGACCGAAGGCGAGGGCATCACCTTCAACATCACGGCGCTGAAGCATGTGCCGCAGAAGTTCGACGCCATCGACAACGGGACCAAGATCGAGCTGCCGCCGATCAGCATCATCCCGCCGAGCGTCCAGCCACCGCCGACCAATGTCACGCTGACCAGCTTCAGCATGGTGGAGCAGGGGGTCGCGCGGCACACGCTGACGATCGCCTGGGAGGCCGCGGACAAGGCCATCAACTACGAAGTCGAATGGCGCCGCGACGACATGGACTGGGTCAAGGCCGGCAAGGTGGCCACGACCAGCATCGACATCCCTGGGATCTACGCTGGTCAGTACTTGGCGCGGGTGCGGGCGATCAACGCCCTCGGCGCCGTGTCGCTGCCGGCGATGAGTGCGCTGACCCAGATCGAGGGCAAGACCACCCCGCCACCCGCACTGACTTCACTCGTTGCCGAAGGCATCGTGTTCGGCATCAATCTGGCCTGGGGCTTCCCGCAGGGCGCGACCGACACCCAGCGCACGGAGATCTGGTACAGCCCTGCCAATGACCTCGAGGGCGCGACCAAGCTCGGCGACTTTGCCTATCCGCAGCGCACGCATTCCATGCTAGGCCTGGCCGCTGGCGTCACCTTCTTTTTCTGGGGCCGCCTGGTCGACCGCTCAGGCAACATCGGCCCGTGGTATCCGCTTGCAAATGGCGTGGTGGGGCAGAGCAGCTCAGACGCCACCGAGATCCTGGATTATCTCGCTGGCCAGATCGGCCGGACTGAGCTGGCGGAGGATCTGCTGGCCTCGATCGATAGCATCGACAACCTGATTCCGCTGGTGTGGAGCGAGGAGGCCACCTACGAGAAGGGGACGACGGTCGTCTACGGTGGGCGCATCTGGAGCTGGAACAACGAGACGCCCGGCAACAACGAGCCGCCCAGCGCGGACTGGGACGATGTCGGCGAAGCGCTGGCAGAGGCCGGCGCCCTGGTCGGTCGGGTGAACATTCTCGACCTGCAGGTCAACGATCCGGAGACCGGCCTTGCGGCTATCGGCACGCAAACCCAAGGGCTGGTCGCGCGCTTCAGTCCCTGGTTCGCTGGTGATGAGGATGGAGGGGTGGGGAGCCTTCCGGGCTACGCCGGAACCGTCACGGTCGATACCGTCATCGCCGATGGCGACTACGCCATGGCAAAGCGGGTCGAAACGGTCCAGGCCGCCGTGGGCGAGACGAGCGCGAGTGTGCAGCAGGTCAGCCAGACGGTGGTGGCGCTCGACGGCCGGGTCAGCGCGACCTACACCGTGCGCGCCCAGATTAGCAGCGCAGGTCAGATCTACATGGCTGGCCTGGGCGTCGGCGTGGAACAGCAGCAGGACGGCAGCTACCAAAGCCAGATCTTGATGCAGGCGGACCGCTTCGGCCTGATCAACATCCTCAACGGCGTGGTCACCACACCCTTCGTCATCCAGAACGGCCAGACCTTCATAAACCAGGCGCTAATCGGGACCGGCTGGATCCAAAACGCCATGATCGGGGACATCATCCAGTCCACGGCGCTGGGAGCGGGTAACCAGCCGCGGTGGCGACTCGACAAGAACGGCACGCTGACCATGCGCGGGGTCAACGTCAACGGCGGCTTCATGGAGCTCACGGACTCAGCGCTTAGGTTCTGGAACAGCGGTGGCAACGTGGCGCTGGTTGAGCTGGGCGAGCTGCTGTAATGGCGATCGGCCTTCGGCAGCGCGATCCAGCCGGCAACATCCTGGTCGACATCACGACCCGCCTGACCAGGGTGATGGGCACGGTGCAGATTGCGGCGGGGTCGAATGGGTCAGTCGTCGTGCCGCAGAGCGGGAGCAATCCGATCTTCTACTACTTCTCCTCGCTCAGCTCTTCGGAGGACGGCTCCGCAAATCCGGTGATAACCGTCAGCGGCGACACCATCAGCTGGAACTACCCCGGGCGCTACAACATGCCCGGAGTCCTAACCTACGGGAGATTTTGAGGTGGCAATCGGGGCTCGCATCCGCAACGAGGGCGGATCGCTGGTGCAGATCGATCCGTCATATCGGAACCTGGCGCTGAAGGCTACGGGCAGCGTGACGACGGCGCAGCTCGGATCCACTGGCGCCGCAGCAAATTGTGGCGTGGCCACGATCACGGTAGGTGGCTGCGATGCTCCGTTCATCGCAATCCGCTGCAGCAGCGCTTTTGTGTCCCTGCGGAAGCGAACTCAGTCGGGGTCTTCTTTCACGTGGGAGCTGATCACCAGCACGCCAGTTGTGACCGTCCAATACTGGATATTCGACTTCACGGCCGTGGCACAGATGGCGTTCGTCACGTCGAAGGGCCTGCGCATCCGCAGCCCTGCAGACAACTCAATCATCTTCGACTCGCGCTACAAATACCTGCGCGCCTTGGGGATGACCGACCCCACATCGACCAGCACGCCAGTGACACCGAGCGGGCGGACATTCGCGATTGGACTGACAAACCCCTCGCAGTCGACCATCGTGGCTGGTGGCTCCACCACGCCAGGCTTCTGGATGTACCAGATCCAAGCCGCGCTCTACGGATTCCGGACGGACGCCAGCGCCGTCGCCGCACAGCGGATTGTCACCAGGTCGTTTACAACGGAGGGCCCGGATCCGCCGCCCTATCCGACGGGAACCTATGGCCCCCTGACCAGCCAGGCGCTCATCGTCGATATCACAAACTACTGAGCACTTTTCCTACCCCGGAGCGGCCAGACTTCTGAGTGTTCCGATCGACCTCGGCATGCATTCTGAGCATGCCAGCAACGCCACCCGCTGCTGTGACGCCTAGCGACAGACGGGCAATGCACAGGTGGCGCGCCGCTCCCGGAGCGGCTGCTGGATCAGAACTCGTCGTGGGTTGATCTGGCCTCTGGCGGCACGAACGGATCAAACACTAGCTCGCCATTTACCAGCTCACCTTCAAACGATCCATCGATTTCGTCCTGTGCGCTCATGTCTCGACAGCCGCTGTGAAAGGTCCACTCGGCCTGATAGTCGATCTCGACTGTGGTGTCAGAAGTCCACCTCGCGCCTGTGATCTGCGGCTCAAACACCTCGGCCCTGTCACCGTGGCAGGGAGGGATTAGATCCATGGCGTGCCACAACTCTTCCGAATACCAGCTCGCAGTGTTCAGAAGAAGCTCGTCCTCTTCACCGATGGATACCCCTTCGCTTCGCGCGGGCGCCGGAATTCTGATCAATTGCGGATCGCTCTTCATCAATTCCTCGCCTCATTCAGCCCTGCGTTGGCCAGGATGCGGTCAACCCTGCTTGCCACGTAGCGAACGTCTTCCGCCTCAACCGCGGCATCCTCAATAACGTCTGCCTCTCCGACGATGGCCAGCAGCAGCTGGTCGGGCTCGGTGTACTCGTTGAGCAGCAGCGGGATCTTCGATTCCAGCATGTCCAGGCGCGTGATCAACTCGTCTCGCTTCATCGGATCGGCTCCATGGCGGCGGCGCAGGTTGAGGGTGGATCGTCGCACAGCGTGAGACGGCCGGGCGTAAGCTGGCCTGCCAGCCACGCAGGGTCCCGCCCATGTGCTATTCCGCCCAGGTCCAGGCCGAGTTCAAGCAGTTCCAGCGCGTCTTCGGCGCCGTGATGGACCTGAACACCTACGTGAAGACGTTCTGGTGGGAACGGGGCAAGGATCCGCGTCGGGTGAAGGCTCCTCGGGCGATGGTCCGGGAGCTGCTGGAAATTGGGCCGCCGGAGCTGCAGGCCAACATCCGCGAGGCCGACGCCGCGGAGATAGACGACCTGACCCGGGAGATCTTTGACCAGAAGCGCCGGGTCGCCGACGGCGAGCGGGCCTTGGCGGCGAAGGTCACCAAGAAGGCCGAGAACGACGTGCGCGTCGGCACGAACAAGATCAAACAGGCCCAGCGCCGGCTCGACACCCTCAAGGGCGTGGCCAGCGACCAGGACAGCCGAATCTATCCGGGCGTGTACTGCCCGGTGCTGGTGGAGGAAAACGGCCAGAAGGTCGTCAAGCCCATGCGCTATCAGTGCCGGCCGGCAGGGAAGCCCGCTTCCTACGATCGCCAATACCCCGGCACCTACAACGCCAGGCGGGACAACCTCGAGGGCTTCTGGCGCGGCGAATTCGGACACACGCATGGCCTCATCCTGGCGCACAGGTTCTACGAGCATGTCGAGGTCGACGGCCAGGACCGGGTCCTCGAGTTCGTCCCACGCACGGGCGAGCTGATGCTGATCGCCTGCCTGTGGTCTCACTGGACCGACCCAACGGGCAAGGAGCCGGATCTGCTGAGCTTCGCCGCCATCACTGACGACCCGGAGCCCGAGGTCGCCGCGGCCGGGCATGACCGCACCATCATCAACATCAAACCCGGTCACGTGGACGCCTGGCTCAGCCCCAACCCTAGCAACATGCAGGCGCTCTACGACATCTTCGACGACAAGCAGCACCCGTTCTATGAGCACCGGATCGCTGCTTGAAGACCAGCAACTAAAATCAGGACAGCCAACCATGCCTTCACGTTCGTCCCACCGCGCGGCCCTACAGCGCTCGAAAGAGCCAAGCGTGATCGCACCCGTCGGAGTGATGCTGCCCGCCCTGCCTGTCGGGATGAATTGGCACAACCCGGTGGCTGGCGAGACAGTTGATAGGGACCAATGGGAGATTTTGCGGGTGGGTCCA